TGCATACTTCTTAGCAGCTGTCCACTTAGATTGATTCTTAATGTATGTCATACCTTCGTTCAGGATGGTTCGACGAGACTTACCTTGTTTACGTTCAGGTACCTTAGTCTCCTTGAAAGGTTTGACTTCAACTAGAACGACACGACCAGACTTATACTTGATTACAAAGTCCATGAAGTATCGGTGTGGTCGGTTGTCTGTTTCGCAGATGTAAGGTAACACGAGCTCTTCGGACATCCATTGTACGATATCCAAACTATCGTCGCACCACTTCATTACGTAACGTTCCCACCCCGAACGGTAGACAACGTTGTCCGCATCCCCAGCATACTTCTCAGGGTTCTTTGGTTTGTACCTACCTTTATATGTTTTCATTCTGAATTATATGTATAAATAGTATGACAGTATTTATAACATAGGTTTACCCTTATGGCAGATCCAAAAGAACCAGAAGTAAAGAAAAGAGACCTTAAAGAGACTGAGTCTCTATATTACCCCTTTCATAAGAATGAGAGGTATGGTGCCTGTATCACATTCCATCCTAAAATTCTAATTGCACCAGAAGTCGATGGGACAATGGATGAGCAAGGCCTTCGTGAAATGATTGCCGATAAGAAGCGGAAAGACAAAAAGGCATTAGAGGAACTCGAAGAGAAAGTGAAAAACGGGGAAGCGACTCAGGAACAACTTGATGAAGCTCGTATAGCGATGGAGAACAAGTACTCTTCTATTGCGAATGTCTCTAAAAGCAGTCTTCTCCAAAAAACCAAGACAGATTCTAATAAGAGAGTGAAGTTGTACCTACCTGTTGGGTTATCGACTACCGATGGTCTATCGTACACCAATGTTGATTTGGGTATGACTGGTGCCGCTGGTCTTGCGGCATTAGAAAGTGGTTCTGGATTGTCCGGAATGGTTGGTAGTGCTCTGAAAAATGGATTCCAGTCCGTTACTGATTTATTCGCAGGGAATATCGGTGGTAACGATTTAGGTAAGTTGGCTGCGGTTCGAGGTTCACAGAGTCTACTAGGTAAGGCAATGCCCGAAGAGTTGAGAAATGCGGTCACCCTTGCAGCTGGTGTTACGATCAACCCTAACACCCGTGCCATGTTCAAGGGTGTAGCATTAAGAGAATTCCAGTTTCAGTTCAAGTTCATCCCTAGATCAGCAGATGAGGCGCGAGAGGTTGAAGCGATCATCTATAGGTTTAGAGAGTATGCATATCCCGAAAGTCTGGAACTGACTAGTGGTGTTAGTGCTGGTTACAAATACCCCAACATGTTTTCAATAAACCTAGATTACTATAATGGAGAAAATCCAGAAGGTATTCCTATTGGTACCAAAATAAAAGATTGCTACTTGAAGGCTATCACTACGAACTACAACTCCTCTTCTCAGGCATACCATAAAGATGGTAAACCAGTAGAGTATGATTTGACTCTAAGTTTCACCGAAGATGTAGCACTCAACAAGAAAGATATTAAGGACGGTTACTAATGTCATATTTCAGATCCTTTCCCACAGTAGCGTACGTGTACGGTGATGGTAATAGTATATCCTTGACGGATAACCTTGCTGCCTATGCAGAGATCATCGATACCGTGAAAGACAATACGTCATTCTATCAAGATTATTATATCCAGATAGGGGAAAGACCCGACCACGCTGCGTATACATTGTACCAAAACCCCCTACTACACTGGACATTCTTTTTGATGAACCCTAAGTTGAGGGAGAGGGGATGGCCTGAACTTCAACATAAAGTGTTGGAGAGGGTTAAGTTGGACTATCCTAATATTGTACTGACTACCCGTGACGAAATATTTGATAAGTTCAAGGTAGGTCAAGAGGTGACGGGTCAAATGTCATTGGCGACTGGTGTGGTGGTTAGTAAGAATCTAGATCTAGGTCAAGTTGTTATCAAAACAATCCTAGGCACCTTCGATCCCAACGGAGAACAAGTGAACTCCGTTGTGGGTCTCGACATAGAGATAATCCATACCGTTTCTGTTGGCCCTGAGTACCTGTCCGCGAAACACTATACCGTGGATGGTGAACAGGTTAGCATCAATCCTTATATCGGGCCTAGTATAACTGACTATGAAGTTACTCACTATGACCACTACATAACCGAAAACGATGAACTAAAACAAATACGAGCTTTAAAACCATCTGTTATAAGGTCTATATCAAGGGCGTTTGCTGACGCTTTGGAGTCATAATGGCATTTAGTGAAAATCGTACACCCTTTTCTTTTGAAAGTATACAATTGGTTTCCAGTCACGAGAAGAAAATACCCTTCGAGATATCTGGTCTCGTGACCGATCTAGATGTGTTCGAACATCTGGACAAACCGTACCTGACTGCAATGATGGTATTCCAAGACACTCGAAACATTGTCAATGGCGGCAATATACGGGGAGGTGATACTGTAACGGTTAAGATACGCAACAATGATGACACCTCTGGTAGTATGTTCGTTGATAAATCTTTTCGTATCGATAAGGTGATATCTTCAACTAGAATGGAACAGAATGAGAATAGCGAAAGCGTTGTCTTTCACCTGATAGAGAACCACTGGTACGAATCCAACCTATACAATGTTAATAAATCCTATAGCGGATCTACCACTGAGATCCTATCTAAGATATCATCGGAGTACCTATCCAACCGAAAGATAGAATCCTCTAAGACTGACATACAGAGCTTCAAAGTTATTGTACCCAACCTCACTCCAATCGAATCTATGTCTTGGTTGAAGAATAGATCGACCACAGATGGGGGATATCCGTTCTACCTGTTCTCCACACTCGTAGACAATGACCTACACTTCAAAGATCTGAAGACCATGATGTCCGAAAAACCTTGGAACGAGGTGATACCACACTCATTCGCAGCCTCCAATCAGGGTTCAGGTGAGGTCGAGATGAGAAGAACGATCAAGACGTACTCTCACAAAAACAGTGATAACCTGTTGACTCTTATCAATAAGGGATTGATCGGTGCTAAACATCAGTACTTGAATGTCACTAAGAATATCTTGGATGAGGTCAAGTTCGATATACAGAAAGATGTTATTACTAAACTTAATACAGACGGCATCTCTAATGAAGATCGACCTTTGTATTCCGAAGACTTCAAGGTAGGGGAAGAATCCTTCAATAAAATAGAGAGTCGTCTAATATCTCAAGTCAATGCGACTTCTGCATACCCTAAAGATAAAAGTTACTCGGAAAGTGATACTGTGGGTGAGTACAGAAGAGATATAATAAGTCGAACAGTATTAAATTTGATGCAAAGTGGCCCAATGACCATAACAGTCAATGGATTCGATTTTGCTAACAAGAACTATAATAGTGTGGGTAGTGTTATGCGTATAGCATTCCTTCTAACGAGTTACAACGAAAATACATCTAAAACCTTTGATGGTAAGAAATCTGGCGACTACCTAGTATATTCTGCGAAACATTCGTTTAAGTCTGAAGGTTATGATGTTACTGTATCTTGCATAAAATTGACAGATGGAGACTTTGAATGACACCGAATACCTTTATAGACTTTTACGGTGACCAGACTCGTTGGTTCCTAGGTACAGTAGTCGATCTTAAAGATCCTATGGAACTAGGTAGGGTGAAGGTCGACGTATTTGGTATGTACGATAATATCAAAGATGAGGATCTACCTTGGGCTCAGATCGTTATGCCTGTCACCGAAGGTGGTACAAAAGGATTCGGTAAGAACCTAGGTATCCAGATTGGTGCTCAAGTATTCGGAATGTTCCTTGACGGAAAGAACTCTCAGTTACCTCTAGTTATGGGGTCAGTCCCTAAAGTAGAGGGAGAAGAACTGTCTACCAACGATTCGACGCGTGGTACCAACCCATATGAATATGATCCTGATCTGTTCGTAGGTTCGGACGAGGTGCCTGTACCCTATGGTGCAAAGTACCCTACCAACCAAGTCTCGGAGACTGCGGGCGGTCACCTAAAAGAGTACGATGATACCGAGGGTGCTAAACGTATTCGCGAACGTCATGCGAACGGCACATTCTACCAGATGAACGATGATGGTGATATGGTCACCCACGTGGTCAAGGATCGGTACACAGTCGTCGCTGGGGAAGATAAGATACACGTGAGTGGAAACGTGAAGGTCATTGTAGGCGGGGATGTAGACCTCTCTGCGACTGGTACCGTGTCTATCAATGCTGCAAACATTAAACTGAATTCGTAATGACACCTGAGATGCCAACCATCAGTCTAGAGTTACCTTGCTCTGGCTCTCTCCTTCCTACTAAAGCGGAGTACGTCCAATTCTATAATGATATTGCGATGATCCCTAGTAAGTTGAAGGCATACAAGTCAAGCATCGATCTCAATAAGATTGCTGCGGATAAGAAGAAACAACTAGAAGACGAAGCCGCTAAACTTGAAGGAGAGGTAGATAAACTCTCGGAGAAAGACATAGAGGCTGAGGTAAAGAAAGAGGTTGACAAGTACCTGACCCAACTGACTGGTATAGAAGATATCATCGGACAGGTAGAAGAGTTCATGGAGATGCAAGAGACTATCCTATCTCCTTGGTGGTCGACAGGTAACATACGTAATTGGCAGAAAGAAGCTAACGATGCATGGTCGGAACTTATCGACGAGTTCCATATCTACATCCCTGTTAAGATGCTAGAACTGATATCGAGTGTAGTTCCCGTGGATTTCAAGGTATCGATAATGGGTATCAGTGTTGATATACTGAAGATACTGGAGAAGGAAGAACAGGAACGTCTGAAGACACAGATTACAGAACAGGTAGAACTCTATTATAACATGGTTCCTGCTGGATATCAATACCATAAAGGTGAATTTGGTATTAAGTGTGAGGAATGGAAGGGTAAACTCACTTGGGCTTATTTCAAAAACGAAGTACTCAAGTGGTGCACCAACCTATTACAATCAACCTTCGGTGCATTGATCGATGCATTCAAAGAGATATGGGACACCTTGGGTCTACCTAGTCTACCGGCTCTATTGAACTTCGATGTAGAGACTTTCATCCGTGAACAAATAGACTTGATCAAAGAACAAGCGTTGGGTCAAAAGGCATCCCTTGAAGCAGAACTAGAACGACTCAAGAAGGACGCCGAGACACTGGAGGCGGATGCTAAGAAATTAGGGGAGGACACCAAGAAGGACGTAGAGAAATTAGCGGAGGACACCAAGAAGGATGCCCAAGAAAAGATTGCTAAGTTGGAAGAGGATATCGCAAACTTCACTATCAATGGATTCATCGTCGACGAACTCAAAAAGGTATCCTTGTTCGGTGTGACTCTTATAGATGTCATTGGGGGTGAGATCGATACCAATGTTGTGGTACCTGAAGAACAGATAAACGAAATGGTACGTGCGGCTAGAGATTGGTTCGCACAATGGCAAAAAGAACTGATCAACATGTGGATCAATGAGATCAAATCATTCCTAGATGCTATAGGACTAGGTGCGGTCTTAGATTTCCTAACCCTCACCTTCTGTGATGTATTGAAGTTAATTGGGGTTCCGATGTCAATAGATTTAACTTTACCTGAATTACCTCAGATAGACGTTGCGGTTTCTGTATAAATAGTATGAAAAGAGTTTAATCATTATGGCAAAAGAATTCTCAATACAAGACGGCAACCTTTCTAATAGACCAATCACGGTTAGCATACCCCATGTTAATAGTGATGTTGATTGTTCTTTTGAAAAGAAACCTTCGGGCGACATCTATAAAAAGACAGAGGCAGCTGCCGTTCGTCAATCAGTAAAGAACTTATTGATGACTAACTACGGTTCCGTGCCATTCCGACCTCTTCTCGGTGCTAACCTAGGAGATCTTCTGTTTAACCTGTCGACCAACTTAGAAAGTGAAGACGTACGTATTGCCATACGAGAAACTTTACGAGATCACGAACCTAGAGTTAGAGTAAAAAAGGTTGACGTGGATATTAAAGACGAATATAATAGTGTTAGTATACAAGTGACTTTTGAAGTAATTAGTACATCAGTGACTGACTCTGTGAACGTGAACATCGCGAGGATACGATAAATGACAATAAAAACTTCTGATCTAGATTTTGCAAACATTAAACAAAGTCTAATAGAACACTTTCAACAGAGTGACGATTTCAACGATTACGATTTTGATGGTAGTGGACTCTCTAGTCTCCTAGATGTACTTGCGTACAATACACACATCAATGGATTGACAGCCAACATGGCGATCAATGAATCCTTTCTGTCTTCATCTCAGATAAGATCTTCAGTACTTGCTCACGCCGAGGCGTTGGGGTACACTACGAAGTCTCGTACAGGTTCAACTGCTCTAGTTAACTTAACTATCGATGCACTACCACTCGAAGATGTTTTGACAATACCTTTGTACCACAAATTCTCAGCAGACGTTGATGAAGTAGCCTTCACCTTCTCTACTCAGGAACAGTCTATCGCATACAAAGAAAATGACCAGTTCTTTTTCGAAAATGTTCGGATTCATGAGGGTGCTACTAAATCAAACACCTTTATCGTATCTGACGAAGACTCTGCATATGTGATAGCAGATAAGAACATAGATACGTCTACCATGCTCGTTAAGGTATTCGAGAACTTCAACACGACATCTTACACTACATACATCAATATCGAAAGTTCGGTTACTATCGGTGACGAGTCTAGAGTGTACATTGTAAAGGAAGTCTCGAATGGTTATTTCGAAATCTTCTTCAGTGATGGTAACGTATTGGGTACGACTCCTGCGGTAGGTAGTAAGGTTCAGGTAGAATATTTACAGACCCGTGGCCCAGAGTCTAACGGTGCTACTCTATTCTCTGCTGAATTCTTGAATGGAAGACCGATTACTGTCGAAACTGTATCTAAGTCGTCAGGAGGTTCCGAGAGAGAATCCCTATCTCAGATAAAGAAGAATGCTCCTAGAGCATACACTGCACAGCAGAGACTCGTCACTGCGGCAGATTACGAGAATTTGATTAAGAGTAAGTTTTCAGAATATATAAAAGATGTTGTTGCATGGGGTGGACAAGATAATATACCACCTGAGTTCGGCAAAGTCTTTGTTAGTCTAAACTTCAATGAGGGTACTGACGAACAGAAGAAAACAGCGACCGAGACTCTTATCCAAGATAATCTGACCTCTAACCTCGCTATTATGTCGATCGATACCAAATTCGTTGACCCACAAGAGACGTTCCTCGAACTAACGTGTAGATTCAACCTAGACCCTACTAAGTCAGAGACCCCTGAGGCTATGCAAGTAGCGGTGAAGAATATCATCAAGACACACTTCAATTCCTCACTAGAGACCTTCGACGCAGTCTTCCGTAGATCCAATCTATTGAAAGATATCGACGATCTGAGTTCTGCTATACTGAACTCTCGTTTGGACGTTGTAGGTCAACAGAGACTATTGATAGAAAATAATAACCAAAGGGACTATACAATAAATTTCCCTTATGCGATTGCTGCTCCGGACAAAGACGACTATACTGTAAAGACTTCTATATTCAAATATCAGGGTCAGGATGTGTATATCAAGAATGTTCTTGGGTCAAACCGACTACAGATATTCGACCTAGATAATGTTGTTAGAGAGAGAAACATAGGATCTTATGTGCCTGCGACAGGTGAGGTTTTCTTCACGGCACTTTCAGTAGACACTCTGATCCCCATTACATTGAAAGTATCTGTGACTCCTGCTAATACTAGTACAGTACGTCCACTAAGAAATTATATCATCATGTTGGACGAAGACGCATTATCAGCCAATGCAGTAATTGACACTCAGTCTACCAGAGTATTATTGTAAAATGTATAATATAGAAATCAACCCTAAGAGGAATAAGATATCCTTCCACAATTCTAAAGTTGTTGAAGCGTTACCTGATTTCTATGATACCGAATATCCATTATTTATTAAGTTCTTAGAGACTTACTATGACTATATGGATGGTGATGCCGCTGGGTCTTTTTCTAGAGTTATACGTGACCTATTCCACGGACGAGATATCTCCGCGTTAACATCTACAGTAGACGATCAAGGGAATCCCGTATATAACGACTTCCTCGATCTGTTGTTCGATGAGATAGGTGATGGATTAAATTCGTCATCCTTCTATGACAACCCAAGAATGATGGCTCGGTTAATCTCTGACTTCTATCGTTCTAAAGGTACACAGATATCTGCTGAACAGTTCTTCAAAGCATTCTTCAATGAAGATGTCGAAGTAACGTATCCAAAGAGAAACATCTTCATACTGAATGACAAACCAGGCGGTTCCTTAATTGGGCCAGCGTCGTTGAAGTACATTCAGGATGATAAGAGATACCAGATATTCTCGATTCTTTTGAAAACAGGTCTATCGTTCAGTGACTACGAAGACTTGTATAGGAAGATGGTTCACCCTGCTGGATTCCATCTAGCAGCAGACGTAGTAATCCAAGGATTGGCGGTAATTAATGTTCGTGCTGGATTGACCACAGATCCACTTGCACCATCTGAAGCTCCACTACAACTGGTCAGTCTGTCTTCACCGTTCTCTGCTCCACAATTCTCATTGTTGACCATGAATCATATGGTTCCGGTAGAAGATTCAGGACTCGTCGCCCGTGCTACTAACACTAACGATGATCCTAGTGAAGGCAATCTCCGAGTCGTCGTCAGTTCTGCGAAAACCCTCGATCAGTATCAGGACATGTCTTTAAGTAGATTACAAGATATTCACGGTACTATTTCTAATTGGGGGTCGCCGAATTCGGTAACTATGGACAACGAACACATTTTGATGTCAGATACGTCTTATGGTAAGGATGCTGATGAAGCAGAAAGCGATATGGGTAATCCAAGCG